GAGTCTCTCTGGACTCTGCAATCGCTCCGCGCCTCTCTTTTTAGCTCGCTCTCCATTTCATGCCCAGATTCCCATTGCCTCGGGGCACCCAATCAAAATACCCGCTCCCAGTATTACCCACGGTGAACCGATCCAACACCTCTGCACTGGTGATATACAGCTTATTATTGGAGAGATACGCGATCTCCGCCCCGTCCTGTAAAAAGGAAAGCCGCTCCTCATTGAGCACCGCGGTAAAGGGGTTCCCCCGCTTACCCAGGGTGATGCCATTGGCGCTGAACTGAATATAGGTGTCCACCAGGTTTTTGTATTCCTCCAGCTTGCCATCCACTTCCTGGGTCAGGGACGCCGCATCGGAAAACCGCATTTCAATAGCCTGGCTGGTCTGTTCCAGCTCCGAGCGGAATTCCTCTTCCAACTGGGCCGTTTCCGATTTAGCGGTGAAATCCTCCGTCACTTGGGAGAGGATAGAGTCCTCCCTCTGGTCCAGAGAGGTGGAAAACTCGCTGGAAAGCTCGTCCGCCGCCCGGAGTATCTCTTCATAGGCCTGCTGAAACCCGGACCGGGCGGTATCATCGGCCTCCTGGGCTTTCTCCCCGGCCTTTTGGGCGGAGTCCTCCACCGATTGCAGCCGGTCCTGCATGGCCTTGCTGAAATTCTCGCTGTCCAAGTTGGTCAAGGCATATTGCAGCTCTTCCGTCATCCGGAGCAGGCCGCTGCGAAGCTGCTTCCAATCGGAAGCCTGGGCCAGCCCCGGCAGGGAAAAGGATAGTCCTGTCATACTTCCTCACTCCTTTCATTACAAATCTCCGGGAAACTCTCCCCTGCCGCTGTTACGGCAGTTCCGTAGCGCTCTCCGTCACCTTGGCAATGGAATAGAGCCGCCCGTCTCCCTGGCCTTCCAGCCGCAGCCGCAGCAGCCCGCACCGGCGGGGAATAATGGGCAGGTTAAAAAAGCGCTTGGTGGCCGCAGTAATTTGGGCGGCCTGCACCCAGTCCCCGCCGTCATACCGGAGCTTTACGGTGAGGGTGCTCCCGGCTTCCAGTTCCAGGCACAGCTGCAAGGCGGCCAGATATTGATTGTCCGGGGTGTCCATGCCCATATCCCCGGTTTCCCCATACCAGGAGACCGGCCCCTCCGTCTGTTCCAGGGCGTCCTCGTCCCCTTCATAGAGGGAAGTGCTGCCATTGACCCCATAGAGGGCATTGTCCTGGGCGATGAAGTACAGCTCCCCGCCCACTCTTGCAAACCATCGCACCTGGGTATTGTCCTCCCGGTGCCACAATCCCGCCGATTCGTTGTAGACAAACAGCTGCCAATCCCCATTTTCGTCCTCCATGGAGAGGTAGTAGCTGTCCCCCACAGCCCCGGCCCGGGCGTTTTGATAGGTCCCGCTCCCCAAGGGGCCGGAAACAGAAACCGGCAAGCCCCCGTCATAGGCGCAAACCCCATTGCGGCTGTGATAATAGAGGGTCTCGTTGACAATCACCAGGGAGCGCTCACTGCCCTTTTTCACCCCCCGCACCGGGCTGGTGGAAATCTGGAAATTGGCGGGGCAGCTGCCATAGACCTTGTGGAGGGTGTCCTCCTTGAAGAAGAGCACATAGCCCAAATGGGTACAGGCCCCGGTGAACTCCCCGTCCGAGCCGATGGTGGCCGAATAGCTGTCCGTGGAAATGCCCTCAAAGCAGTTCCAGTTGGTGGGGTCGCCCAGCTTGCAGGCGTAGATTTCGTGGTTCTGGGAGGAGCACCCCCACACCCGATTGCCGCACTCTGTGAGAAAGTCCATGTCCGGAATCTCCCTGGCCACGGTGACGGCGGTTTCCTGCTCCAAGGGGGTGTCCAGCACCCCGGGCACCACAATCCAGTCGTCGCCGCAGCTCTGGATGACGCAGCTGCCATTCAGGCCCTCCGCACTGCCGGTGCAGCCGGATAGGGTAATGCCGTCATACTGGCGAAAGAGCTTGCCCAGATTGGCAAAGGAAATTTTCACATAGGTGGTGGGGATTTCCACCCAGGTCCGGGTGGAGGAGGCGTATTCCTTGAGGACGTGGACCGCTTGGCTGGTGTCCAGCCACAGGTCGCCGTTTTCCGGGGATTCCGGCGCCGCGTCGCTGGCAGAATAGCTGCCGTACAGGGTGCCGTCCTGCTTGGAGAGGGTGAAGCCCACAGAGCCTTCTGTGGTCACCGAGGCCCCCAGATCCCCGAATTCCCCGGTCTGAATGTTGTAGTATTTCTTGTCGGGCCAAATGAGGAGATAAGCCCCCATGCCCACAAACTGCTTTTCCCCGGCAGAGACGCTCCCCACCAGAAAGCCGTTGTAGTAAAAGCTGGTGCCCTCCACCCAGCAGAGCTTATCCCGGCCAAACAGGCCCCAGGGCTGGTTGAACTGACGGATTTTCCCCCTTTGGGGCCGGGGGCGCAGCAGGGGCGCGTCCCGGGCCGAGAGATTTTCCATGTTGTAAAACTGCCCGTCGGAACAGGCAGGCGTGTGGCAGTAGCCCCCAAAGGCGCTCAGCAGCGAGCGACTCCGGGATACCGCGCTCATAAAAGGCAGTTCCATGGCAAATTCCCACAGACCCCGCCTGTGGATTCACAGGCGGGGCCTTCCTTTCTTCCAAGATTAAAGTGTAATGGCGTTTTCCTGCAAGGGCAGGTGGGTGCGCCGGTACCAGTCCGCCAGATCCCCAAAAAGGGCGTTGTAGAGCTGGGCGCTGTTCTGATACCGGGTGAATTCCCCGTTGCAAAAGTCAATGCGGGCGGAGAGGTAGGCCTCATACAGGCCGCAGTAGGTCTCCGGGGCCAACAGCGGGGTGGTGCCGGGGGTGTCCTCGTCATAGCCGTCGAAGTCCTCCTGGCCCTCCCAGGGGTCCAGAATCTCCCGGCGAATCTGTCCGTCCGCCTCCGAGAGCCAGCGCACCTTGTCCTCCCGGCTGTACTGGTTGGGCTTTACGCTGTCGCAGCGCGCCACCGCCTGGTCAATGGTCACAGCCTTCCCCCCTTACAGGGCGGCGGCCTTCTGCTGATAGAGGGCCTGGGTCTGGGCCATGAGCTGCTGGGTCTTTTCGTCCTGCTGGGCGGAGTGTTCCAGCACCTCGGCGATATAGTCGGGCACTTCCACCTCCACGCCCCGCTGAATCAAGTAGCTTTCGCCGTTGACCGCCACGAACACATCGTCCTTGTATTCGCCGTAGTCCTTAAACAGCTTTACTTTGGTCATTTTCTTTGCCATTGGGCGACCCTCCTTTAGTTGGCTTCCGCCGTAGCGGAATAGGCGGAGCAGGATTCAATGCGCACCATATACTCTTCCACCAGGCGCTTGGCGGCCCGGGTGGCCTTCCAGCCGCAGGAAGAGCGCTGGTTCAGGGGGTCCTCACCGTAGCCCAGCTGCTTCACAATGTGCTGAAGCCCGCCGCCGGTGATTTCCGTGACGCCGTAGGCGCTGGCCCCCAGCACCAGGGTGGAGAACACCGCCAGGCCGCTGGGACAGCCGTCCCCCTTCCAAATCTTGGCCTCGGTGGACTTGACAAACCGCACATTGCCGATTTTGCCGATTTCCCCGGCGTAGATGTTCTCGGGGTTGGCGTACTTGTGGGCGTCGATCCACTCCTCGCAGCGCATCAGGTCATAGGCGGCAAAGGGGTGGATAATGGCCACAAAGCTGTCGTCAATGGGGGCGGCGTTCATGGATTCCAGGGTGGCGGCGGCCTTGAAAATCAGGTCCACCGTCAGCAGGCTGGTGGCGTCCAGGTTGGCCCGGGAGGTGACGGCAGTCTCTTTGCCTTCCACCACCTTGGGGGCGTAAATCACATTGGTGCCGCCGTTGAGGATTTCCCGTGTAATGGTGTCCAGGGTGCGCCCGGCCTGGGCCCCCAGCAGCTTGGTACACTGGACCACGTTGTTGTCGATGGCCGCAATCTGCAGCAAATCGGAAAGCTGGATATAGTCGCCGTACTGCTTCACCTCGGCGGTGGAGGCGGTGACGTTGAGGCTGTTGCCGCTGGGGGTCACGCCTTCGGTGAGGGGGGTCAGGGCCTTGGCCAGGGG